GTTCTCACTGGCCCAGAAGCAGGGTATATCTCTCCCATAGCCTGTGCCTGAAATCTAACTATTGATTCTGTAAGGATTGGGTGAAATACACCAGATGATCCAGCCCAAGGCTGCTGTCTTTCTTCTATTCTCATTCCATGAAGATCAAGTCCTTTGACATAACTTTTAGCCCATTCACTTCTTGATTGCCTATCTGATTGAAAACTGCTTAACAGTTCGCTTGCCATTTCTTGTAGATCATTCTCTTCTATTTCTTCCGCAAGGTTCCTGTCAAACTCACCTCCCATTATTTCCTCTACCTGCTCACCGGTAAAGTCAATAATCATACCTCCATCTTCTGTTTCAATAGAGACTGCGTCTGGATTCTCTGCGGACACCGATTCAGGATTCTTTAACTCTACAGTTATATCCTCATCAATAACATCATCGTCTTCAGTAAATGGAACCATAGGTTTTTCAATAGCCATATTAATTTCCTCTAATAATACTCAACTGGTCTTCTGTATTTGGGTTCATCATCCCAATCATCCATTGTGGTTCTGATCCAGCCACCCTGCCTGAATCTTAACAGCGCTTGTGTAGTAGAGTCAACCAAATCATCATGGTCTCCTGCAGGAAATGCAGCACATTCTTCTATAACTTCTTCTGCCCATCTTGTTGGTGGATACCAAACTACACCACTTGCAAACAGATCAGTAACACCGTTTACCCTAGCTATCTTATCCTGTCCACGGCTCGGTGTAAACTCTGTTACGGGAATTCCCATAGCTCTAAGCTCAAAAATCAAGGGTGATCCTGCGGCTTTTGCCTCAACAATCATCTGATCTGGCTCAAATTCCCAGTATTTGTCATAAGCAGCACGTTTTAATTCAGGAAATTCTAGCTTTTCTTTGTATGCATCTATTAAAATTAGGTTCGGTATCTCGTTTCCATCATCGTCAGGGTGGTGAAAGATGCCCCAAGTAGTACATGCGCTATAATCTGCTCTTTGTGTCTTTAAAAAGGCTGTATCCCACGATTGTATGATTGAATCACAGGGTGGTAAGTCTTTTCCTTCCCATTCCTGCCACCATTCACGTTTAATTAACGCTCCTTCTTCAGATGTAGGGTCCTGTTGATACTGTGCATTCCATTTTGAGACAGGTAATTCTGCTTTTAGAGCGTCTAATTCGCTAGCGCTCCAAAATTCCGGCCATAACGGCTTGCCTGAGGGCATAATTGCGGGTAATTGTATAACTTCCCACTCATTTGAGCCTTCTCTTTCAACAGATTTGTTAACAATTTGACCTGTCAGGTCTCTTTTTGACCATCTGGTCATCACAAGTATGATTGCCCCACCCGGCTGGAGTCTCTGTCGAGGGCCGGATGTGTACCATTCGTAAACTTTGTTATAAACTTCTGGGTTATATTCACCCATTGTGGCCTCTTGCTCGGAGTGGGGGTCGTCAATTATCAAAATATCAGCACCCTTACCCGTCACTGCACCACCAACACCTATCGCAAAGTAGTCACCACGTTTATTTGTGTTCCATCTTCCTGCCGCTTTACTGTCTGTGGACAGTTCTATGCCCGGAAAAACGTTTTGGAAGTCCTCATTTTGGATTAGGTTACGAACTTTACGACCAAATCCAACTGACAGCTCCGCTGTATGTGCCGTCTGAATAACTTTCTTCTCAGGGTACATACCCAAAAACCATGCAGGGAATAAATAACTTGCAAATTCTGACTTGGTATGACGGGGTGGCATGTTAATAATCAATCTTTTTAGTTCACCACGGGCCACTCTTTCAAATGCCTCTGCCATTATCTCATGATGTCTGCCGTGTATAAAGCTAGGCCACATAGCACGAACAAAAGGAAGAAACTCTTTTTGCGCTTTCTCTTTGTTCTGCATTTCAGTTAGTTCTTCAACAAGCCCTAGTATCTCTCTTTGCTTGTCTATAGGAAAACTATCTAACTTCTTAGATGCGGTTTTTAAGATAGATGCCAAATCATTCATTGTCATTCCTAATAATCTCAGGCGGCCTACCCTCAACTATTTTTTGAGCCAATTCAATCATCCACAAACATGGCACTGTGTCAACTGAAGAAACTATATGCAGTTCACGCTCCCCATCTTCTGCTTCTGTCCAACCAATAACTACAGGATCTATCAACTCATCAGATGAGTCATAGTAATCTTCTATGTTTTTATTTTTTCTGTAGTTTTCTAGTTTTATAATATTATTTGGCAAACTAACTTTCCAACCTGTTATAACAGTACTACTAGTTATAACAGTTCTACTAGTTATAACAACTAGTTTATACCAGTATAAAAATATATATATACTAGTTATAACTAGTAGGGAAGCCCCTAAGTAACTTTTTTTTGTTTTTTTATTTATTTTTACATATATGGGTAGGTGGGGTGTAGAAATATGTGAAAATAATTAGGGGTACCCCCTCTTGACAGAATTTTTAATTTTAGTGTGCAACATAAACTACGTGCGCGT